CGTAAGGGTGCCGGGATAAGGCGGCAGATCCGTCACGGCGAAGTCAGTAGCGCGGATCTGGGGCGCGAAAAACCACAGGTCGTAATCGGTGATATGGCTTTCATCGGCCATCTCGAACGTGCGGTCATAGACAACGCCATCGTCGTCGCTGTCCAGCACGACCCGCACCGTCGCCGCTTCCAGTGCCAGCAAGGCCACACCATTGATCAGGTCCGCTGTCTCGATCTGCCACGCCATGCTGTCAGCCCGTACAGCCGCGTCCTGCAGGTATCCGTCAAATGCCTTCCAGCGGTTTGTGGCAAGGCCTTTGAACCAGTTGGTGCCGTCATCGAGCGCGGGATCATTCCCGAGGTTCGCGTCAATCAGGCTTCGATAGATGACGTGTTCGCTGATCACTTCGTCGCCGGTGCCATAGGTCGTCGCCACATCCCAAGCGGGCGCGTCATCCTCTGGGATTGTGGTGCCGCCCTCGATCAGATTGCTGTCCGTGATCGTCAGAGGGATGATGATGCGAGCGCTCATGAGATTACCTTTACTGGCAGGGAACCGGTCGCGGTCACTTCACGCAAAGGCTTGGTGCCCCGCGCGACTTCGCTACCCGTGTTCTGGTGTCCTTGGTTGTTCTCGGAACGCAGGCGGGCCACCTCTTCACGCAGCGCGCGCAGCTCTTCGACCACCGCGCTGTTATCAAGCATCTTGCTGGTCTGCGATGTGGTGCTGACGCTGGACCCGCGAGGGAGGTTGATCATTTCATCCTTGTGGACATAAGCCAGCCCGCCGGGGTGGAAGTCGGTGCCCACCGAATACGAAGGGATGCCGCCCAAGTCGATAATGGCCTGCCGCCGCGCTGCTAGGTCCGCCGCAAGATTGCGAAGCTCGCCCGCGCGCCCGTAGGTCTGGCTGTAAAGACCACCATCCTGATAGAATGTGTTCTTGAACCCGGATACGTTGCTGCCGCCCGTGGACGAGATCTGCCCGTACTGCGCTTCGAACAGACCTTGATCGCTCACCCCGAATTTCGCTGACTGCGACAGGTCCACCGCCCCAGACTTTGCGTTCAGATAAACGCCAAACTGAGATGCCAGCCCAAAGATCGCGGAAGATGCGGATGATACCTCTCCAATGGCTGCTTGCTGTGCCGTGAACGTGGATTCCAACTGCGCCTGCGCCTTGGCAAGTGCCTGTTGACGATTGGCCTCGGCCTCGGCTGCTGCCAATGCCGCCTCTTGCGCCGACACGATCCGCGCGATCAGGTTGCTGATGTTGTTCAGTCCAGAAACCATGGATGGGACGCCGGCCACTGTGATCCCGTCAGATAGACGGTTCAGCAAGGCCTCGTTCAGCGTCTCGCTCCCGGCCACGGCTCGCTTCACCAGTTCGGTAATGCTGACAGTCTGGCCTTGTAGATCCTGAACCTTGCCCAGTTCATCGTTGGTCAGCCCCTGTGTGCCCGTGATGCTGCCCGTCTGCCCGGTGATGGCATTGCCGAATACCAGGCTCTGCTGGGTCAACGCCTGCAACTGCGCTGCGGTGTTACTCGATAGGCCAGAAAGTGTGCGCGCGGCCGCAATTTCTTCCGCGCTCACGATGCCGTCCTTGTTCCGGTCAACTGCGCTGATCACGGCATTGATTGCCGCATCCGACGCTTTGCCTGCCAACGAAGTCCGGATCTGGGCCGTGGTCATCGCCCCATTGCGGTCAATCGCAGACGCAAGTGCGATCACCGTGCTTTGGTACGCGCTGACGATCGAGGCAGTCTGAGCCTCCTGTGCGCTGATAAGGCCATCGCCGTTTGCATCCAGCGCCGATGCGATGCGCTCTGAGATGCCAAGGCTGGCCGACGCCGTGACTGCATTGATCCCGGCAGTCTGCGCTTGCAGCCCTGCAATCGCCCGTGCCCCCTCGGCAGAAAGAGAACCAACGATATTGCCGGCGTTGTCCAGCAGCGCAGCAACGGTCTGGCCGGTGCCGTCGCGACCAGCTGCCACCTGCAGGTCGGCACTGTCTGAAATTTGTTGGCCGATGCTCTCAAGCATGGCGATCTGATCGCGCAGAATCTCTTGAGTGATGTTGCCCTGTACCAACCCTTCCCGGATGACCTCAAGCGCCGCCGTCTGCACATCAAACAGCATCGCCTGATAGTCCGCACCCAGACCCAACGCCTCGGCAATGGATGCCGCCTGGTTGAGCTGGGTCGCAATCTGAGCTTCGAGGAAGCGCGCATCCTCTTGCGTGGTCGCAAGCCGGGTGCCGTTCTGCGCAAGGCTGGTCCCTGCTGCACCCAAACCGCCAAGCGCCGCGACATCCCCGCTGATCGCCTTGGCAAACTGGGATGCGAAGTCCCGGCCCGCGTTTGCGAGATCCGCCACCGTCCGGATACCACCAATGCCACCGGCCGCCGTGCGCAGGCTATCGGCCAACCGGAAAAACTCGTCCGCAGACTGACGTGCCTGTGTCGCCGCTGCATTGGATGCCTCGATCTGGTCATTGATCGGGCCAAGCGCGGCATCCACCGCAGCCGATGTCAGCGCGCCCAGCTTGTCGGCCAGGCTGTCCACGGCGGGCAAAACGAGATCCAGTTGACCGGCCAACGAAACCAGCGATGCGAACATCTTGCGTCCGCTTTCGGTGCTGAGATCCTGCGCCTCAACAATCGCCCGGAACTGGGCCCGCGTCTCTGGAAGCTTTTGCCCCAGATCCCCCAACGCCTCGGTCAGCTGCCGGGTTGCCGTGTCGAACCGCTCTTGCTCGGTGTAGAACCCAGCATAATAGGCAGTGGTGTCCGCGTTGAACTGATCCAACCCACCAAACGCCTGCACCAGCGAGGACGCCGCAGCGGCCCCTGACAGGCTGATCTCGTATAGAGCGGCCCCGAGAGTATCCAGCACAGTGTTCGCGGCCCCCAGCGACGTAGAAAGCCGGGTCAGCGCGTCATACGCCCCCTCACCTTCCTGTTGCAGCGCCTCAAGCCCCGGCACCATGCCGGCGAAGTCATCACCGAAGCCCTGCAACGCCTCTTCAACGGTTTTTTGTGCGTCAGCGTCAGACATTCCCTTGGTGCTGACCGTGATCGAAGATGTGAAGTCGTCAAACACGCTCGCACCGATGCCAAGCGCCTTGGTCGCGCCGACGACGCCCATTTGCAGATCTGTGATGACCCGCTCAAGAGGGCCAGCCGTTGCCTCGTCCAGATCGGTGAAGCTGGTGCGGACCTTCTTGGACAGGCCCCAGAAACGCTTGGTTTCGATCGTCTGGAAGGACTGGATCAAGGAATCCATGCCAGTTGTCGTAATCCGCAGACCAGCGTCCAATTCCTTCGTCTTCTTCTTGAAGAACGAGAACACCGCCGCAACTGCTAGCAATGGCGCAGCAACCGCCCCAATCGCCGTGGAAATACCCGCCAGCCCGCCAACCGACAGACCACCGGAGACAGCACCGGTCAGGCCGCCCAAGCCGCCGTAAACCGAAGACATAAACCCCGCGCCAAAGTTGGCCCCGATGGTGCCGAGCGCCCCGCTGATACCGCCCAGCAGTCCGCCACCACCGCCGCCGCCACCTAGTAGGCCGCTGAGGATACCACCGCCGCCCGGTGCGACCGCCGCCTGTGCAGCGCCGCCGATGCCACCTCCGGTGATGCCCATGCTGAACAAGATCTGGTTCCGCGCGGCTGTGGTCACCATTGTGACGATCATGTTCTTGAACGTGTCGATGATTGACTGGCCGAACTCCTTGAAGTTCCGCAGGCCAGATCCGATGAATTCACCGAAGGCGCTGGCCAACCCATCAACCATCGGGATTGATCCGGCGAGATTGTTGTTAAGCTCCTGGACGGCTTTCGCATAAGCACCGTCCGAAAGGCCGCCGGTCGCCATGATCTTGTCCAGATCGGCCAGTTCGGATGCGTACTTCTTGACCGGGTCGGCGTCGAATTCGAGGCGTTCGATTTCGTCGGCGAGGGCGGATGCTTCTTTTGCAGCGGCCTTAGCCGCCTTTGCAGCCCCACCTTTGCCGCCGCTGCCGCCAAGAGCGTCACTTGCGGCCTTGACCAAGCCCTCATTCACAGCCTGAGCTGAACTGTTGCGTTCAACAGCTGCGGTGTATTTCTCAAGTTCTGTCGTAGCAGCAGCGCGGATAATGGCGTCACCAGAGCCAAAGGCATCGCCCAACTCAGCACGCTTTGCGGCGATCAGACCATCAGCCCGCGCTTGAATCAGAGTATTACCAGCAGCGAGAGCCTTGTTCTGCGCTTCCAACCCGATTGCGCTGACATTCATGTTTGCGGTCGCGCTCATGACGGCAGAAAGAGCGTTGGCCGCTGCGGTCAGGTTCTGCGCGAGCCTTGCAGCTTCGCCCGCTGCGCCACCAATGTTCGCGCTTGCGGCAGCGGCAGCGGATGTGGCTGACTGAAGTGCTGCGAATGCTGCCCGAAGTTCGTCCTTCATAGCCGCTGAGGCATCGACAGATTTCAGCTTTTCCTCAAACGCAGCGCGGTCTGCAGCCGCTTGAAGCGCTGCGACCTGCGCACTGTCTTCGCCATACCTGACAATGGCCTGCTGAATAGCAACCTGCGAGTTCAGGCTTTCCAGCAGCTTGTCCGCTTCGGTCACAACGGCACCAGCTGCACCGCCCGCCTCAAGTAGAGAGTTTTGCATCCTGACCACAGCGGCATCGGCAGCAGAAAGCCTTGTCTCAGCGTCGAGTAGGGAAAGGTTCAAAGTCTCGACAGCCTCACGAGCGGCTTTCGTCTTGGGCGATTCCGCACCAAGCAAGCCGAGGCCCAGCAGGTTATCAATACGCTCTTGCTGCGCGAGGAGTTGGGTTGCAGTTTCTAGAGCGATCTCGGCCTGAGATTTTGCAAACTCCGCCGCCGCCTGCATTGCCCGCGTGCTGCCTTCGGTGACATTGTTGAAATAGGACACAGATACCGCGTCAAGGCGGCTCTGAGCATCCATAAGGTCACCGTAAGCGCCTTTCAGCACCACAGCACCATCAGCTGCGTCCGTGAAAGCGCCTTTCAGCCTGAACAGCAGCGTGAGGCCGCTCACTACCGCGACAAACGGGATAGCGTTCATTGCCAAAGACATGCTCTTTGAGGCAATGGCCCCCGCGATGAAAAGCCCCTCGGATGTGGCAAGCCACGCGCTCAGGCTGATCAAGCCAGTGATCGCGCTTGGAATGTAGGTTGACGCCATCAGGCCAAGGCCGATGCCCAGCACGTCGATGTTCTCAGCCAGGAGCATCGCAGCGCCAGCAGCCGTCTCTACGGCAGGCACAAGGGCGGTAAGAGCGCCCGCGCCGAACTCCAGCATGACACCATTCAGCTCAGCCATGGCGACGTTGAGCCGTTGCGCGTCGTCGTCAGCCATTAGCGCCATAGCTGCGGATGTCGCGCCGGCCTTTTCTGCCATGTCGTCCAGAATGTCGTTCAGGAACCCGCCTGCCGCGCCAGACAGTGAAAGGGCAACCGTGGTGGCCTCGACGCTTCCGAACAGGGTCTGCATCGCTTCGCTGCTGCCGCCGGTTTTGGCGGTAACGTCTGCCATGAATTCCGCGAAGCCCTGCGCCTTCAGGCCCGCTGCGCTGAAATCAATGCCAAGCTGCGCGGCAAGATCGGTCGCCTCTTTCGACGGACCCAGAACGGCAGTCATCGCAGCGCGAAGGCCCGTGACGGCTTCTGTGGTCGCGATGCCGCTCTTGGTCAGAGCAGCAACGGTCCCGGCTGTTTCGTCAAAGCTGACGCCCAGGTTTTGAGACAGGGGCAGAACCTTGCCGAGGCTGGTAGACAGTTCAGTGATCGTCGTTTTGCCCGCCTTCATCGCGACAAACAGCGCATCGCTGGCATCTGCCGCAAGCAGCCCTTCCGAGGCATAGACGTTCGTGGCGGTCGTCAGAATATCAACCGCGGTTGTGACCTGAGTGACTCCGCCGATTGCCAGCCGGTTCGCAGTGTCCAGCAGTTCGGTAGCCTGCGCCGCCGATCCTGCGCCTGCGCTGATCGCCTGATAGAAGCCCTGCGCCTGTGCGGTGGCCGATCCGCCATAGGTCGCAGAAAGAGATTTGGAAGCCGCCTCCACCTTGGCCATCTCAGCCGCGTTGCCGTTAAGCAGGGTCGATGTTTCCGCAAGCGCCGATCCGAACTCCAGCTGCATGGAAATCGCTTTGCCAAGGGATGCAGCAGCGGCAACAGCGCCAAACGCGGCGGTCGCAGCGGCAGCCATTTTCGCAGCGCCCATACCGACAACGCTAAAGGACTTATCGACCTTCTTCATGGAGCCGGTCACGCCTTGCTCAAGACGCGCGCCGGCTGCCTTCATGCTGTTCATGTCACCTTCAGCCCTTTTCAGGCTTTCGGTGCGGGCAAGCATCACAAGTTCAGCGAAATTGATGGACATTGGCAATCCTTGCGAAAACAGGAGTTGTCCCGTAGCGTTGCCGTCACAGGGATTAGATCGGATGCTCAGTGGATAAGTTCTTCAAAAACCTTGCGGTCCTGATGGTCGCGTTCGGCTTGGTGGCCATGTATCTTAGCCTCGCCTATGGCTTTTGGCTGATGTACCTTGGCGCTTCGCTCGTGGGTTCAAGCGTCGGAATTTACGCCGTCGCCTGTATTTTGCAGGTGCTGATGGAAATCAGGGATGAGCTCAGAAAGCGTTCTCCTATTCCCCCATCAGCGCCGTAATCAGCCGCTCCTGCGCTTTCCCGAATATCTCAAGATCACGCTGCGACTTCGGCCAGTCCCATGGCGCATCGGTGCTTTTGCCGTCCGACCGTTGGTGCTCATTGAAGTATGCCCCCGATGCGAGCAGGGCAGCGTCGATCTCGTAGGGTGACGCAGATCCGCCTGTTGCTGCGAGAAACTCAACGATAGGCCCCGCCGTGATCGGCCCGACTCCCATACCGTTGCTATTCGTCATGCCGATCCGTTGAAGGATATAGTGCGCGTCCCTCAAATCCCCGCGGTCCGGCAGGATATGCATCCCGCCTTCAAGCTGGCTCCAACGATCCCCACCCTTTTCGGTGTCGGAGCATTGGAGCCATGCCAGTTGTTTCGACCAGAGTATCAGGCGCTCTTTTTCGCCTTCGATCCGTTTCCCCGTTCGGTGATTTCCTTGTCAGCCAAGACGCGCAAAGGTTCGACCTGGATGAACAGTTCGGTTGCGTTCTCGACCGTGCAGTCCAGAGGCTTTTCACCGTCCGTCATGTTCCAACCGTCGCAAAGGCGGGCAAGCAGTTCACAGGTGCGGCTGTCCTGCTGGCGCAGTTCCGCTTCGAGCTCCTCTTCGCTCAGATCGTCGCTGGTATCTGGCTCGTTGTTCGCACGCGTCATCTTGATGTGCATCTTGCGCACCGCCCGCTTGAACCGCGTCCCGGAGCCGGGGTGCATCATTATTGACAGAGCCTGGCCCATGCCATTCTCATATCCTTCCGGCATGAACTCGAACGCCTCAAGGCTCTCGTCAATCGTTGCGGGCTGGCCCGTCAGTTTAGCAAAATCCATCTTTTCTATCCTTGGTTCTGGTTCAAGATCGGGGCGCAACGGGTCGAACCAACCCCCGCCGCGCCCCTAGCCACCGAAGTGGATTAGACTGCGTTCACCTTGACGTGCTTCTTGGTGAACTCGACGTTGGCCGATGCGGTCATCACGCTGCCGATTGCACCCGTGGGCGCGTAATTTGTGATGATACCGAGGCGGTAGTATTTGCGACCGCTCGGCAGGGTGAACTCCATTGCCAGCGTTGATGCGGCTGTGGTCGTCGCGACCGATGCCGTCTCAATGATGATCTGGCCCGCGTCGGTTTCGTCGAAACCGAACGTCAGCTCGCCGTTGCCAGCCCGCAGGATGTCCAGAACCTTTTCTTCTTCGCCTGTAGACAGGTTGTCGAAGTTGGCGATGTCACGGGTTCCCGTCATGGGCGGGGCCGCGTTCAGTTTCCCGGCGTTGGTGTATGTCATGCCGGGGAAGCCGGTCGTCGCTGCGTCGTCGTGGGTCGTAGGCAGGATTGCGGATACGCCAACCTTGATGCCAACGGAAGATTGCAAAGCCATGGGAGGCTCCTTTCAGTTTTTGGGGATGATCCCGGCACATCCCAAAAAGGGAGCGACCCGCCGGGAAGGCCGCTATTGCTCAGGCAGGTTTCAGCCCGTCCTTGAAAGTGACCGTGACCGTGCCTTCAGCTTCGTCAGCCGTGGCAACAATGCCGGAATATTGTTCGCCGTCCTGGACGCGCGCAGTGATCCTGCTACCAACCCTCGGCACGTCACCTTTGAACGTCATCGCGGGCGTGGTGATATTGCCCAACGTGATCGGTGCGACAGTTGCTCCGGTGATCAGATCGTTGCCTTTTGGCAATGCTTTTTGAGCCGCCGGAGCGGTGTCTTTGTTAGCCATATCGGCCTCCCTTGGTTAAAATGCTAAGTAGGAAATGATCACATCGACACGCCAATGAGGCCCGTCTATGCGTCCGTCCCTCACATCGGCGGGCTTGCTAATCTCAACAACGCCGCCTGTGACCTGTAGCTTTCCCTCAGGCGGTCCGTATGGAAAGCCCGCTGCAATTGTTTCTGCAATCTCGTTTGCCGGATCTGTTCCCTTGCCGAGTTCCGCCATAACCGAAACCTGCACAAATCCCTTCGAGATTGGCGCATCTCCGCCGCGCGTGTCGTCTGTGCGGCTGACCGGGACGTGCTGGAAGAGCAAATAGGGGCGCGGCTGACTTTCCGGCGCGTCTTTGTTGCTCTCGAAGATATGCAGCGGTGTTGAAAGAGATGCCCAAAGGCGTTGCCCGATAGCGGCTGTGATGGCTTCGTTGGTGATCATTTGCGGCGAACCTCAGCGGCGCGGGCCTTGACGAACTCAGGGAAGCGGGCGGCAGCCTTGCCCATGAAATGCCGACCCGGAACATTCACCTCACCCCCATCTGCCAGTTCGATCGTGAAGCCTGTTTCCATTGGCAGTGCATGTTCAGCCGAATAGGCGAAGCGCATGTTGTCGCCCAACTCATAGCCTGCAATTGCGATAACGTATGAATCCTCGCCCTCTGGCCCGCCATCCACCGACAGGCTGTTGATTAGATCTGCGTCAGCGACGGGGATCTTGCCGACCTCGAATGTCCCACCCTTTGTGACGCCGCGCTGTGGGGTCTGCATGGCCTCCGCAACGTCCTGGATGCTTTCTGTTGCAACGTATCGAGCATCACGCAGGGTCATGTTGATCATTTCGTCAAGTTGCGCCGTAAAGCTCTTTGGAGCCATGTTCAGTCCCTCCGAAATCTGACGCGATAGACCGCGATGCAGCCACACCCAAGATTATGTTTTGCACCGCCCGCCGGATCGTGCGGATATTTCATGCGGGCAGCGGAGAAGTTGAACGTTTCGCCCAGTGTGATCACGGTGCCATCCATCGCTTGATGGTCAGGCCGGTCGTTCTCTCGAGGCGACTTCTGCCAGCGGACGGTCACGGTTTCGACCTCTGGATTGTCCAGCATTTGCGCGTAAGCCTCGTCTCGGCCAGCCGATAGGGCCGAATTTGCCTGATCCTTGGCAATCACCCTGCCCCGATACCCAAGCGCCTTGGAGCGGTGCGACTCGATCACGTCGTCAAGGTCTTTGCCCGACAGCGCCCTGCCCTCGGCGATAGCCTTCTTGATCCGGGCGTCAAATCTCCGATCGCTCAGTTTGTAGCGTGGTTTCATCCGGCCCGTCTTGGTGTCCTTGGTGAAATAGCTGCGGATCTGCTCAGGGTCCGACAGGATTGACCGGGCCCGCAATACTTGATCGGTCTGGTCGCTGTTCAGGCCCAGATAGCCACCAACCCGACGCGTGCCGATTTTCTTGCCTGTGATTTCCCGCGCAACGACCCGGCTGGACCGGCCCGCATCGATGCCATCACGGATCACACGGCGCGTCGTCTCGATGCTTTCCCGCTCAATCCCTTGGATCAGATCGCCAACATGCTCTCGCACCCACGCCTCGGCCCGCACATGCCGTCCGTCGAAGCCGAAGCGGCCGGAAATTCCACGGGGGAGGTCAGCGGCTACCATTGTGCCGCCGATGATAAAACTGGCGCGGATCGCTTCGTCCAGCGGGAACAGCATCGCCCTGTTGATACGCAGCAGCTCGACGGCGCGTTCGATCTGGCCCGCCTCAAGCAGTTCCAGCAAGGCCCCTTGATCCACGGCACCGGCGGCCTGCTGTATCGCTTGCTCGAATGCCTTGCGGATTTGCGGCTCCAGCTTGGCTATCGCATCGCGCACGCGGCGGGTTTGGGCTGTGGGTTGGCGGGCCATCGGCGGCTCCTCCAATGCGTTGAAACCCCGCTGAAAGCAGGGCTGGCTTGTTCGTGGTTTGGGGTGGTTCAGTGTCGGGTTGCCATGCCCAAGACAAATGCCGACTGCATCATCCGGTCAAACGCTGCGAAGCACTCAGGCGGCAGGCTGACCACAATCCAAGCTGAATCGGTGTCTTCTCGGCTGAGGTGCCAGCAAAAAGCGAAGGCTTGGTAAAGGCTCAAACGGCAAGGCTCAATTCATAGAGGATCGCGGTGCCACCGGGCGAAAGTGGCGTCACGGCAAGGATTTCTTCGAACACAGTTTGCGATGTTACAGCCGCGGGCGCAACACCGACCGCAATGGTGTCCGATTTCAGCGGCGCAACACCGGTGGCATTGATCGTCAGGGTGCGTTTTTTGACGCCGATCAACGTACCGTTCATGTCGCGCACGTCCTGGATGCTCTCGACAGCGGTGACGGGGAACAGCTGAGGCGGGTTGTCGTCACCAACGGACGGTTCGTCAAATGGATTCTGCGGCTCGTCGGGTACGGGGTTGGCGCGGCGGATGGTGCATATCAGCGGGCCGGTGCCGACAGCCTCACCAGCTTCGGCAAGGGCAGCGGCGATCTCGGCTTGGATGTCGAGGCCGCTCACCCAATCACCCCAAAATACAAGCCAGAATTGGACGTCCCGCCGAACAGCGCGTCGATGGCCGGCGAAACTGGCAGTTGAGCGTTATAGCCCTTGTCCATGGTGGCATTGCTCGAGACGGTCCATGTGATCCCCTTCACACCAGTGAGCGTCTTCTGCTGCGCGGGCGTGAATGTCGTCGACCAGAAGCCTGGTGCTGTCAGTTCATATCCCGCCGCAATGTGCGTGGCCTCAATCACGTTGTCGGCAGTGCCGGACAGCTTGAGAGGGAGCACATAGCGTGTGCGGATATAATCGCTGGCACGTTGGCGCGCGGCGGTCGCATCGGTTTCGCTGGCGTTGGTTGGGGCAATGTCACCCCTCGCCAGCGCATACGCCCGCCACGCCTCATTCGTGCTGTAGACGGTCACTTGTCAGCGGCCTTCTTGGCCTTGATCGCTGCGATCAGGTCATCGTCTGGCGTTTCATCCGAGAACTCAATCTCCAGCTTGCCTGCCTGATCTTCGAGGCCGAGCCGCTTCTTTGTCTTGTTAGGCTGGCCATCGTTGCTGCCATCTGGGCTGGCGACGACCATCTTCTTCTCTTCAGCTTGGCCACTTTCGCCAAAACGGGCCCAATGCCCGGGTGCCGCGCGCGACAAGATCAACGTCGAACCGGGCAGAATAGACACCTTGTCCACCTGCAGGCCGTGGTCTGTGACTTCAAAAACGTTCTTCATCATGGTTCCCTTCATGGGTTCATGGGTTGACGGCTGGCCCAATCATTCAGGCCAGCCAGTTGCCTTAGGAAATGGCCCGCGCGTACATCACACCGGTCTTGCCGGTGAAGTCGTTGCGGATCTCAAGCCCGACATTCGCCCACGTCATGTAGTTGTAAGCGTCCATGGGGTTTGCGCGGAACAGCGGGACCGTCGAAACAGCCATGCCTACCAGAGGGCGGATGAATTGGCTGTTAAGGACAATGCCCACCACTTCATTGCCCGTCAGCATCCGGTCGACCTTGATGTCGGCAACGCCTGCCAGTTCTTTGAGAACTTGCATGATCGTCTTGCCGGTATCGCCCGCATCGGTGCCGTAGAATCGCTGGAAGTTGGTTTCGATGTCAGCGGAGATATAGAACGTGATGTCCTGCCCCACGTTGTTATCGACGCGCAGCTTGGCCACCAGCTTAACCCACGCCCCGCGGATAGCTTCCGCCGTTGCCGCGCTGGAAGTGAAGTCGATGTTCAGGCCAGAGACGCCAAGATCAACAGCGGCAACTTTGGTCGAGGTCTTGATGCCCGTTGCATCGGTGCCGTTGTAGCTGATCACCTTGCCGTTCTCGTCCAGAGCGCCGCTGTAGATGTGCGTTGCCATGGATTCCAGAACGGTGCGGTTGGAGTTGGCTTGGTCGTCAATGAGGGCGTCGAACGCTTCAGTGCGCTGACCCTCCATTTCCATCCAGTCACGCCCAAAGCCGTCCTGATGGACAACCTTGATGGTGCTGTCATAGTCGAAACCAGCCTTGTCGATATCAACCGTGGTGCGGCCCGTCAGGCTGCGCTTGGCCTTGCCGCTGTCCGAGACACGGCGGTGAATGCTCTCGATCTTCCCGACAGCCAAAGCCCGCGCGATCGGCATCAGGTCATTCAGCAGGGTCAGGTTGTTCTCGCGCATCAGTTCGACCTGCTGGCGGTCAAACTCTTGTGCCACGTCGCGGGGCAGCACCGCCGCATCATTTCCCATCATCTGGGCGTTGTGGCGGTTCACTGTGGAACGGATGTTGCCCACCATGATTGCCTGAGCGGCGTGGTTGCGATGCGCACCCCACTCAGGACGTGCTGTATCGAAATAGAACATCGTCTATCCTTTCGGGGTTATGCGAGCGCGTTGACGCCAGTTGGATTGTAGCGGGCCTTGATCCGGCCCGTTGCGCCGGTTGTGGTCAGATCTTCTTCCGCCACAAACAGGGCCTCGGACGAACCATCGACAGCCGCCGATTTGACAGCGCCGGCACCGTTGGACGAAAGAGCCTCGCCAATGGTGATGGTCTGCGATGCGGCCAGGACGAGGTTATAGGAATAACCAACCTGCGGGATGAACGCGGGCGAGGATTGCCCGGCGGTCAAGGCTGCCGTGACGGCCTTCTGGCCAACGGTGTCCATGTCGATGACATAGATGTCTCCACCCACATCAGCGGTGCCGTGGGCCTCCCATTCGCCTGCGCCCAGCGCGACCAACATGCCGCCGACCAGCGTCTCACCCGATTTGATACGGGCCTCACGCATCAGCGGCTTGACCACCTCGACGGGGCCCGCGAAAACTGTGTTTGCAGTGGTCATTGCTTTGTCCCCCAGCCCAGCGGCGAGAAGTCGTCTTCCACTCCGGCGTTGCTCATGAATCCCGGCACGAGCGGTGCGGCCTTCTTCGGCGCGGCTTTCTGCATGTTCAGCAGGGCATTAAGCGCCGTTGCGTCCATCTTTTCAGCCACATCTTTGCCAAAGCCTTCGATCTTGGCTTCAACCACCTTGTTGACCAGGGCATCATGGTCGGCCTTGTCTTTGGCCTCCTGATTGGTCTTCATTTCGGCCTGCGCATCGATCAGGGGCTTCATCGCCTCTGTCAGTGCGTTTTTCAGGTCGTCCTTGGTGACTGTGCTCTCCGTGAGGGCGTTCACCCGCTTGGAAAGTTCGTCAAACTGAGCCTTGTCAGTCATGTCTGCATCCTTTCGGTTGTTTGTTGCAGGTTCTCGCACCTCGCCGCCCAATGCTTCGAGGATTGCGGTTTTGATGCGCTCCAAAAGCGGTCGGTTTTCTTCCCGCTCTTCTTTGCGCTCCATCGCCCGGGCAATGCTCTCGACAGCCCATTCGATTTCTTGGTCCAGCTGGTCGTCCAAGCTGGCGTTGATGACTTTGATCTTGTCGGATGCGCTGTTGACAAATATGCCCACGCCCTGTTCCGGCGAGATCGCGGGGGCGTCGTCCAGCAGGATGGCAACGTGATCGAATTCGATCCCCCGTGCGATGCCCTCGTAGGGTTTGTTCGTCGCGGCTTCGAGGTTGCACAGAAGCCCGGTGGATGTGGCAATCGGCCCTTCGTTGGCAATCGCCTCAAGCACCCTGCGCCCGTTTTCACTTTCCTTGGCCCGCGCCTCATCGATCACAACGTCCAGCGCGATGCGGTCACCATCCCAACGGGCGTTTTCGTTCCAGGCGAAGATGCTGGTGCGCGCCATTGCTTCCGGGTCTTTTGCCGGGGCGAAATTGCCGTTTAAGACCGGATGGCCAAATGGTGCTGGCGTCCGGTTCAGGGTCGCATAAGACGCCTCAAGTTCAGCCTTGGGGTACAGGATGTTGTTCAGCACCGTGTCAGCCTTGGCAGCATAGCTGGGCAGGATGATGGTTTCCCGTCCCTCACGCTGAACACGCTTTACCTTGCCCGCGTTGCAGCGAACGTGAATTGCAGTTTGCGTCATGGTTGATCATCCTCTGTTTCATCGTCGCCGATCACATCAGGCACATCGCCCTCGTATCCAGCTTCGATCCTGATTTCCTCGCCCGTGAATACCGGCTGGTTATCGGTCGCGGCTTGCTTGGTGTTGATGTCGGCCATCTTGTCGGCCCGGTCCAACTTCGCCTGCGGCGTATCGTCGGTCAGATCGTCCCATTCGATATCCCAGCCGCCGCGGATCATGCCGAACCGCTCAAGGCGCTGCAGCACGCCCCTGAGTGACGGGACGGTCCAGCGGTTGCGCCGGGACATGATCGTGTTGTTCCACTCCTGCGCATCTTCGGTGCTGGCGCGTTCGCCAGTCTGCATCCCGATCAGTATCTTGGTCGGCATTGACCGGCCTGCGGCAAATGCAGACAGCGGGATATCGAAGAATTCCTTGGGCTGTGGCAGGCTGACTGAGAAAGTCCCGACATTCATGCCCTGGCTGATATAGCTGGCGTCAAAGCCCTTGTTCAGCTTTTGTGCCTTTTCATCCAAGATCTGCTGGAAGGTCTTGCTGGTGTCCGTCGACTCGACCGCCTGTTTGAACGCCTGGAAGTCTGTGTCCTTGTCGATCTGGATGTTCAGGCGCGCGGCGGCTGTCTTCCAGAAGCCCTCACCACCAGCACCGCTGATCTTTTCCATATCCAGCAGATTATTGTAGCCGGAGAGAAGCGCAGATGGCGCGTGCACGTCACCAGTGGCAGACCAGACAAACACCCGGTCCGGATGCACTACCACGTTGCGGTTGGCCCCCTCGCGGGTGATTGCCGCTTCATTGAATGTGAACGTCTTGGGCTTGCCGTAGTTTTCCGTGTCGTTCTCGTCCAGATGCCACTCCGACACCCGAAGCTGCTCGGACCATGCCGGGATAATTTCGACCAGATCGTCCAGTCCATATGCGCCGTCTACCGGCTCACTGAATCGTTTGCTGTCCGCAATGCGCAGGATCAAGCCAGCATATCCCCCGACCTGCGCGTATTCGTCTGTGTCGGCCAGCTTGTCCCAAAACCCCAACCGGTCGAACGCATTGGCGATGTCGTCGCTCTCATCCTCACCGTAGAGGATCTTGGGCAGGTTCTGGAACGTCTTCTCGGTCGTCTTCTTGACCGCCGCCTTTGCGAGGTCATTGCGGTCGTACATCCTTTTCAAATGCGTGAAGGTCACATCCTCGGGCCAGCCAAAATCTGAATAATGGTCGTGCTTGCTGCTCAGGGCCATGACCTTGGCGAAGAACTCGCGGATGGAAAATGCGGTCATAGAAATACCTGTGCGGTTGCTTTGTGTTCCAGCATCAGCTCAGTCAGCGCCCAAACCAGAGCATCAGCACGGTCGGGGGAGCCATCGCCAATGTATCCAGAGGACGTGAAGTTACACATCTGGTCCTCGAGGTCGGGGAAATCGCCGACATGGTGGACCTTGCGTTGCTCGTACAGAGCACTGATCGGCTCAGCCCGGACCGACTTGCCCCGACTTGCGACAACCTCTTTGAATGCGGCCTGTTTATCTGCTGTGGCCACGGTGAACCTCACCATGTCGCCACCATAGTTGCGCTCTGCCACGATGCGATCCGCACCCCACCTGTGGTACAGGTCAACAGCCCGCCTGCCCCAGCCCTCCGGCGACATCTGGCAGGTGCCGTCCTCCAAGATGTAAGCCTCGCCATCCACGCCCTTGCCTGCGACGATGATGCCGATATCGTCACCGCCGCCGTCGCCACGGGTGCCCGACGGATCAACTGCGACCACGATGCGCTGCATCTCCGGGGCGCTGGCAACCCGCAGACTGTCTATCCCCGGCATGACCTTGCCGTCAGCGGCCTTGCGATCCTCAAGCGACCACAGAGCGCCGTTGACTTCGCTGGCCCACTCGCCAGCTTCAAATCGCAGACGCTTGGCTGCTGACATGCTTGCCAGAACTTCGAAGTATTCCGCGGGCAGGTTGTCGGCGTTGTCAGTCGGGTTGACGCGCATCTCGACGTAGGCGTCGGGGTTTGGCAGTGCTTCTTTTGTGCCGGGCTTCATCTTCGCCTTGAACAGGCTAAACGACCAATGCAGCTTGGAAGGCGGGTTGCAGTCGAAATATGCCTTTAGCGCGAGATACACCCTACCGGTAGCTTCTTGGATTTCAGGGGCCAGTTCGCATTTCTGCGCCAAACGGGACATTGCCGTTTCAACCGACGCCCACGGTATTTGGCTGCTCTCGTTGAAATAGAGCGTGACGTATTCTTGCCCGAGGATCTTTTCGACCCGCTCCTTGTCATCAAGGCCTGCAATCCAGATCTGCGACCCGTTGGGCAACTCGACATAGAAGTCAGTCTTATCGAAGCGAACCCGCAGACCGGGAAAGCAAATCTGCAGAACTTTCGGAATCGTGTCTGACCAAACCGAAGTTTTGGCGTGGTTGAACCTGAAGCGGAATATGACGTGCCGCGAACCGGGCGCATTGATAGCCCTCTGGATAAGAGCGCGAACCAGCAAAAACGTTTTGCCAGATCTCGACCCACCCCTAAGCATGATATTCCGCGCTGGGCTGGCCAGCAGCTTATTTGCTTCCCGCTGCTTGGCGGTAAGTGTTGCGGTCACAACTCCGCGTCGTCTTGATTGACGGTCAGATTGATGCCGCCCTTGTGCTCGATTTGATCCTTAAAGGCCTGGACGTCCACATGCTTGCCAATCAGCTCGATCCGCTTGATGCGGTCGGACAGCTTGACCTTCCGCACCATCCCGATGCTACGCCGCTCACCATCGACCGTTTCGAACTCCTCGACGGCTTCGATGCCAGCGACAAGGCCCTGCCGCCAGATAAGTGGCCAATCGTGGACTGGCTTCAGGCCGCCGTCCTCGTCGTAGATGTCCGCAAGGTCTGCCGTGGCCTCAGATGCGAGACGGGTCAGCACCCAATCAGAGTCGATCTGAACACGGTCGGACCGGCTTGTCTGCGCCTTCGCCACTGCGTCTGCAATGACAGGTTTTGTCAAGTTTTCCGCACCGACCTGCCGCGCGGTCTTTTGGCTGTAGCCTGCCCTGATAGCCGCCTGCGTTGCGTTGAGGTCCACAAGGTACTCATCGACGAAACGCTGCTGTTTCGCAGTGAGTGCCATGTTCGCGTTCTCCTATCCCCCGCCCTGCATTTCGCATCTTACCAAATGAAACCCGAGCGCCCGATGCGTTGACTGTCGCAATGCAGGCTTGACCGCTGCGGGGGTGGAGCGGTTCGGAAGGAGGGGCCGGGTGTGGCAAACGAAAAAAGCCGCGCAGGTTTCCCCGGCGGCTCTGAACATGACTTGCTTCGCAATATACTAGCGCGTTCCAGTCCTATTCGTCAACGCTCATTCACGACATCAGCCAACCTCTCGATTGCGGCAACGAACCGGCTCCCCGACGCGGTCAACAATCCGGCGTCCATCGGCTCTATCCGCCCGTAGGCGACATCGAATATCGCCTTCTGCTCATTCGCGCCGAGATGACCGATGAAGCCACGCCAGCGCATCCATCTATTCGATGCGTCCCTCGCGCGTTCATCCGGATCTCGCAGATCAGGGTTATCATCCGACCTCGCCTCGAAAGCTTCGATCAAGTACTCAACCTTCGCTGTCTTGGCGTGGATCGATAGACCTAGATTTGTCTTGATGTAGACTGCCTCTGCCTTTGTAAGTCCCGCATAGGCATCCCACATCTTTTTCGCCTGATCGCCTGATCGGGCAGCGTAGATCGCCCTGCCCGCGGCCTCACCAAGCGCAGGATCTCTCATTTGAGTTCTGTCAGCGGGCGCGATTCCGCAGTGACGAGCCCGGGCGTCGAGAACTGTGCGTTCGGCTTCCGGGTTTTTCTTAATCTCCTGCATGCGCTTTGAGCCCCTTGATTTACGCTTAGGTGTTTCAGCTAGCTGGGCCAGCGGTGTCATTGCCTTTTTGGCCCGAAGTTTTGCGCCTTTGCTGTAGTTTTTCATGAAGCCTACCTTTTTGGATTTCGTTTCTGCGCGCCGCGAACCATGTCCTGAACGGCACTCGCAAACTGCATCTCGCGGAACTGCGCCAGGCTGATCGTTTCGGACCACCCGTAGCGAACGTTCGTATACCCGCCGGCCCCTCTGCTCCTGCCGGGCAGCCCCATGTTGATCCGCCGGTGCACCACAGAGGAAGCATCGGCATAGCCGAAGAAATCCGCCATCTCCGTCGAATTGACCCCTGCGCGCCACATGCTTTCAAACATGGCGTCATCCGAGCGCTTGGCCGGCTCCATGTTGCCGGCCCTCGACGGCAGGCCTAAGGACTTGGCCTTTGCACTGATGGACTGGCGGGTGACCCCGAGAGCGGACGCAATGCGCGCGATCGGGATATCCCGGCGCGACCAAAGCGGCTCCAGGTGCTCGCGCGTCAGCTTTTTCAAAGGACGTGGCTCGGTTCTCATACAGGATTGCTCCTTTGCGATTTGAAAAATGGCACTCGCTCACGGCATGCGGCCGCCCTGACCTCCTCGATCAGATCCAGATATTCCGGATCCTCTGCAGCGAATAAGCGCGCCCGCTTGCAGGCGTTGATGATCGACGTGTGGTCGCGTCCGCCAAGCGTCCGGCCAATCTGCGGATGGGAATACCCCAGATCATGGGCGATCAGACAGACGGCGAAGCGTGGCCGACAGTGCAGGTCACTGCGATCTCCGTTGAGGATCTGATGCGCATCAACCTGAAACGCTTCAGATGCACAGGCGACGATTTCGAGGATGGTCGGTTTCATGCTGCCACCCCCGCTGCCTTGAGGTCGTTTTCGGTCACCAAGCCTGCCGCCAAAAGCTTCCCCGCCATGTTGCTGTTTACCGTCGACGGAGCCGTCCGTTTTTTGCTCAGAACCACGTCAGCGTAGAACGCCAGTACCGCCTCCTCGCTAGGCTTCTCGACAGCCTTGACCGTGTGGGATTCCCACTTTCCCCGCTCCGGATCTAAAAAGTTATCGGACTGCTGAACCTTGCCGACGGACGACCAGCCGCGAACGGTCTCGGCATACGATCGGGCTGCGGCGATGATGCGCTCAGGCTCGACACCGCTGGCCACCAACTCCGAAAAAAGTGCCTCACCGGCATCGCTGTCGACAGGCCTCGGATGAGCCTTCAAATATTTCTGATAATCTTCCGCCACCAAAGAAGAGGAAGGTTTACCTTTCTCTTCTATCTTATCTTCTCTTATCTTCTCTGCTTGGTTTTCGCTTGAAGCATCCGCTTCGCCTAAGTCACTGTTTTCTCTAGTTCTGGCCCGAATTTCCGCAGATTTTTTACCGCCCTTTTTCCCGTTTTCTCTTGCGGTTTCACTCACGTTTTCTTTCGTTTTTGCTTCGGTTTTCGCTCGTTTTTGGCTGATTTCCGTTTCTGAAACGATCAATTTGCCCTTCTCGGCCAGGGAAAAAATGGCCTTTCTGACCGCCGCAGAGCCCATGTCGCTGATCCATCCAGCTATCCAACTGGGGTCGTTGTTGATCGCTCCGCCGTGCGCGTAGATAAGATCCAAGGTTACGGAATAGACCGCGTGCTCCTTAGCGGTCATGCCTTGGACACCGCCCAAATACGCGGCTGGCTCACGCTTGTACCAATCGGATCCGTGCTTCACGTCAGCAGCTCCTTGGCGTTCACGGAAAGCCCGCAAATCGCCAGCTCCAGATTGACCTGATCGCTTGCGGTCTCGATAACCACGACGGCTCCAGACAGGCTCGGCGTCCAGTGCGCAGCGACACCACGCACCCACTTCCGGCTATCATCCACAATGATGCCAGCCCGCTTGAGCGCGTCCAAATAGGCCTTCTCCGTGTTGTCAGCGTCCATGCCGCCCACACCCTGCTCGCCGACGTAGATCAGCACCGTCACGGGCGTCTTAAAGTTTGGAAGTGGCGACTGGACCGACAAGTACTGGGCCGCCAGCCGCTTCCACCCGTTGTATTTTGTCGTGGCCACGCGCCCGACGCCCGGTACATTTCTGTAAAGGGCGTTGGTGCTTATGGGTGATGGCATGGCTAGTCGGGCGAGGCTCGGGCGATCTGTCACGACTGCAAACCCCGCTCACGCCGCATGCGTCGAACGCAGCGGACCATAATCTGACGTCGATCGGCCTTAAGCTCTGACAGCGCCCGCTGCTTCCGGTCGATCCGCGCCTGTAACCTGGCGAGGCGGCGCAGCTCACAATCTTTGGCAAAAGCCGTCCAAGGCGCACCGCACTGGAACGGCTTGATCGCGTCCGCGATCCTCGGACCTATCACCTTGAACCAATCTTTTGCGGTCAAAGGCTTGGGGTTGGACTGCGCAACTTGTGCAACAGCAGGCGTTGAACGCATATCGCCTAGATCGTAATCTTGTTGATCCAACATCACCGCCTCCTTCCTGAATTTACTTGCCGCCGTGCTACTCAGCAGCGGCCTTCGGTTTCCGATGGTCCATCGCCATGCCAATCCCGCGGACGAACCTGTCGCGGATCTTGGCTGTCGCCGCGCTCTTGGTGTGCCCACACATGCAGGGCTGAAGCGCGACCCGCAGGCTCTGCGCCTCCTCAATCGGCACGGTGATGACTATGGTGTCGCCCTCACGGCGCGCGGTGGTCATGTCCGATCCTTCAGAAACTGTTGAAAATGCACCGTGAACGCGTTCCGGTAGTTGACCTGCCGCGACCCCTGCAGCTGCTCGTCAGCCATTGCCCGATCGACAAAGTTGATGACCTTGAATGGGTCGTTTTCGCGAAGAAAGGCCGCGATATCGATCCGCTTGAAGTCTCTGCTTTCAACATAGGCGAAGACCATTGGCCGGATGATGAAGTCAGAGTAGAGCGGCACCCGACCGGTCGTGTCGTATTCAACCAGCCCTTTAAGAACCGTCGTTAACGCACTGAGATATCCACGCTTTTCAATGTCTCGTATCAGACCGATGCAGTATATCTGTCCCGGCTTCTTTTGCGCGGTGGAGGCGTTCGACATGCGTAGATCGCATCCGCCCGCCTCCACGGCCTCTTTCATGTTCACAGCCCACGCCTCTTTCGCAGCAAGGCCCGCTTTGTAGATGTGGTGCGGTGTGATCTTGGTGGTCGCCGAATTGACGAACGCAAACGCGCTGGCCTGTTCTGCAGGGTCGATCTGCACGATCATCGCCGGCACCGACTTGATACCGCAGATCTTTGCGGCATGGGTCCGATGCTGCCCGTCGATGATTGCAAACCGGCCGCCGTCGACAGGTGCCAGCAGAACCGGCGCAAAGCGTGACCAGCGAAAGTCAGATGCGATCTTGCGGATTGCGGTGAGATTCTGCCGTCCAAGGTCGCGCTGATATGCGCCATCAATCACCAGGTTATCAATCGGCACCCACTGCAACATCGGCGCGGGCTGCTCGGCGACCTGACAGGCATCAAATCCCGCGACATCAATCGTGCGAAAGGTCATAAATCCACCCCCATGTTGCGAAGGGCCCGGCTCTGCCCATGCTGGTTGCCCAGATGCAGGTAGGCATACGGGTCGGTGTTGCGGTTATCGGCGAGGCAAACCCAGCCGCGGCGTTTGAGGATTGATCGGACCTTAGGCACGGATAGCCCCGTCTCATCGGCGATCTCGGCAACGGTGCAGTCCCAGTGAACGGAATTGCCGGCTCGCCAAACCATGAAGTCGTTAGCTCGGGTGGTCATAGAAGCCTCCCCTGACCTTTAGGCGTGTCGTCTTTGAACAGACGTCGCAGCACGGTTTCACCCAGCCAGTCGCGGTCCCAGACCAGCCAGCCGTTCCGCTGAGGGGCCTGTCCTTGCCCTCGAAAGTCGATCTTCCAGCAACAGACATAGGCCCGCGACACAGGGAACTCATAGTGCAGCCCGTCCAGCCCGTTCATGCGGCCAGCAATCCATTCCCAAGACAGAAGCATGGCAGCATAGCGAACGCCCATATCGAACGTGTGGCGCAGCCAGCGACCGTGCCCGCGTGTGGTTATCTCTCCGTAGGGCGGGTTTGTGAAAATGATCTTTGCAGGCGCGCGCCCCATGTTCTCATAGGTGCCGTCCCATGAGTAGAACGGGCGCACAATCGTTCCCGGCCAGCCTCGATCGACAATATCGGAACCGATCACGCTGAACCCGTCGTCCTGCAAGACGTTTGCAATATGGCCGGCACCCACGGCGTTTTCCCAAACAGGCCCGCCAATCTCCCGCATCCTGTCACCTTCGACCCGCAGGATAGCCTGCGTGGCGCTTGCGGGCGTGGGGTCGAAATCTAAGGGGTCACGTGGATCACGCGGCTTGTGTTGCAAATGGAATTTCCCTGGCAGTGTTGGGGGCTTTCGATTGCCTAGGATTGCCCTTGACAAACCATGCGCTGAGGCTGGCTTATTCACCTCCACCCCCCGAATTCACTGACCGCATAAGCTCCGCCAAAGCCGCCATCGCTTCGGGCCCTTCCTTCCTCAAGGGTTCTGGGTCGCCGTCGACTAGAAGCGCAAATATCGCAGGTGCAAGGTCTGCCGCCTCTCGCAAGGCTTGATCCGCTTGGGTATTCACCTGACCGGAGGCATCAGTGCCCTTCAGTCGATCAAACATCAGTCGCGTGATCGGCCAGCGCCCCACAGCATCCTCGAGCGGGCCAAAGCTGTCACAGCCGATTGCAGCATCGCCCGAGCACTGCTTGGAAATCGTGCCCTTGGAGTGACCCAAGAACGCCGCGGCAGCATCAAAGCCGCCAAAGTCCTCGACCAGCTGGCGATAGAGCGACCGGATCGCTGCGCCTTCGTAAACTTTACGCATGAGAAACCCTGTTTTCTTGCTGCACGGGGCAAGCCAGCGCAGGTTCCAAGAATGGAACGAGTGTTTTTGATAAAGAGACGAAGGACATCAGGCGGCGTCCTCGGATGCCACACTTTCGTCGGCAAAATTGAAGAGCGACATCGGGCACTCGATGTCTGCATCCGCGCACATGTGAGAGATCACTTTGTACCAGCGGGACGGAAACTTTCCGTCCGACACTGCATTCCCAATGGCCGCTTTGCTCACACCGAGCCGCGCCCCCATTTCCTTGCGCCCGAGGGCATCACAGATGTCTGAAATTTTGATCATGATCAAGCAATAGTACATATTACATGTACCTGCAAGAGTTAGAAAATAGAAACGTTCACTTTCCATGTACCGTAAGGCAAAATTCGCCCATGGATCATAAAGAAAAGAGACGTTTGGCCCGGACCGGTGATGCCGATAAAGATGCTGCGGCATTTCGATTTCGCGCCGCCAGGCGCGTAAGCGGCCTAAGTCAAGAAGGGCTGGGAAAGGCTGGAGGCGTAAAGAAGGCTGCTGTCAGTAATGCTGAGAAGGGCATGGCGTTCCCCAACCGTTCCGTTCTTCTCTATCTCCACAGGGAGTTCAGGATCGACCTCAATTTCATGATCCACGGCGATTTTGCCCAGCTCCCCGGTGATGTTCAGGATCTTCTTTTCGATGCGCTCGCAGCTTTAGAGAGTGAACCGGATCAATCAGGTAATTGAGGTCGAACCCAATGCGACGAAGCCTAACTCCGAGCCAATACATCACTGCTGACCGCATACCTGCCTCCAATGTTCACGATCCGTTCACACTGTCGGACTGGTTGAGTCGGGTCAAGACGCCGAGTGCAGGATCTTGAACCTTCGGTTGAAATGGGCCGCGCGGGTTCGACTGCATCTCCCTGCTGATCTGGCGGGGCGGGTGTGACCTTCGATGACCGGCTGGCCCAAGAGCTGTTCACCGTGGAAAAGACAATAGCGCTCAGTATTTGGGGCGAAAGCGACGGGGCCCGCAAAATCACTTGTGGTTTTGACGCGAAGCACGCAAAGATAAACCTGCTCACAATGGTCGTACGGATATCTTCGGGCTCACGTGACAAGGTTTCTTACTGCCTCTTTCTTGGCAGGCCCGGCTTTAAGCAGCGAGACCGAATATACGCCCTTGACCTGAATCCAACCGGGCCACACAGCAACCCTTTTAAGCCCAACGACCCAGACAGCGGCAGAATGTTCAAGCCTGGCGATAATCACGAGCATGGATTTTGGGACAGGATAGATGATAGAGAGCCCTCAAGGTTCGCGAGACCTCTGCCTATAATTTTGTCAGAATACCAAACCTCACTTGATTATTTCTGCGATAGGATCAACATCAAAAGACCGCCGGATTTACCTGCCCCGCCGGAACAAGGAATGCTTCTGTGACCCGCCGGATCGAGCAAATTGCCAATGAAGCACTGCAAGGCATCACCTTCACTTGGGCTGAAGGTGATCGGCAACTTGTGTCGCTACCGGTGCAGTACCCAAGTGGCGCTCTGACAACCATGGAAATATCCATCGGCAAACGCGAAGCTTTGATTTCCGATATGGGAATGGGGCTCTGGGAGGCTGAACAGCTGTGCCCAGATACCGGCTATCGCAAAATTGCTGATTTAGAGGCACGAAAGCACGGCCTAAAGTTTGACGGCCATGCAGTCCTCGCCCTCCAATTGCCAATCGGATCGCTGGCTGCGGGATTGATCGCAGTTGCGAACGCCTCCGCCAAGTCGGCTGCGGCGGCAATTCTGAGCGATGCTGGACGCCGAGAGAGCAAACGGAAAGAATTTATTTATGACCGGGTTAGGCTGGCCTTCCCAGACGCAAATGTGCATCGAGAAATTTCCATCCATGGCGAACGGGCCGACTGGGAGGTTCACAACGTGGTGGACCTTCACAGCAACAAAAAACTGATTTTTGAACCAGTAGCAAACCATTCAGGCTCGGTATCGGCAAAGTTTTTGATGTTCTCTGATCTGGGCCGTCGATCAGATGTTGCCCTGCACGCTGTCTTCTCCGACACTAAGAACCTCGACCCCAAAGCTCAAATGATCCGAGAAGTGGCTAGGGTTATCGGTGAGGACGACGACATAGAAATCTATAAGCTTGCTGCCGCCTGACAAGAGCACTCACCATCTGCGCAGAACTACCTAACCCGCTCCGGCGGGTTTTTTTGTGCACCGACACCGCGTCGGCAGGGTTGTTGTAGCATTGCGACTCACGCCATGAAAGACGAAGGTTCATATTAAATGTACTTTTATCGTTGACTGTACATATTTCATGTACTACACCTATCTCCAACGCACCACCCTGCAACGGAGAGAGACATGGATACCTTCCGCACCAAATTGGCAGAACGCATCATCGCGAAACCCGACCTCCTTTCTGCATCTGCTGACTTCACGCCTCATGTCGATCTGGTTCGCATCGCTGACGCCTTACGCAACGGGGAGAGTCTAAAAGAAATCGCCATCCGCGCATGGGCGCTTCAGGACGGCGTTGATCTTCCAGTCCATGTCGCCGCCCGCTTCCGCACCATATATCGTCGCATCATGCGCCAAATGGCCCTGACGGCTGGCGGTGCAGCATGACCGCCCACAGCATTATCAGCGTTGCCCTGATCTCGCGCAACCTGCCTCCAATCGACGGTTGCTGCACATGCGCCTGCTGCAATGATGACACCTTGTTCCGCTCCGACATGGACGTGTCCAGCTATCCCCGGCACCACAACGACGCGATGAAGACCCGATATCTCGGCCCGTGCTGCAATGGCTGTACAGACGCTCACGTTCAATGCGCTGGATGCGATGTCGCGGTGCCGCTCGAAGATGCTGCGACCGACAACGACGGCGATCACTGGTGTGAAAAGTGCCAGACCGTGAGCCCGGCCCAGCAAGCAGCACAGAGCCGTGACGACAATGAGCGCGCCGAGCGGGAGGCCGGGCTGTGATCCGCAAGCTGCTGGCCCTCCTGTTCCCGCCCCGCCCTTTTCCTGAGCCTGATGGCCTCTTGGATGATCTGCTTCTCGATCGCATCGACCGTGAGCACGTCGCCGATCTGGCCCGCCGCGCTGAATTCGATTTGGAGACCTGAAATGAACCCCGATCTTCGCAATCCCCGCCAGATCCGGCGCGAATACCGTGCCCGCGCTGCCATCATCTTGGCCGTAGCGTTTCTGGCCTGCCTCGCATTCGCAAGCTTCGCCGACACCACAGCATCCAATCACATCGCCCACGAGCTGGATCGCGCCCACTCCTGCGGGGCGTGTTGATGGATTACGCAACCTCCCTCCGCAAGCTCAGCGATGATCTCTATGCCGTCTGTAGGGCAGCGATGCGTGACCCGAGCGTAGCACCCGAAGACCAAGCCGTTTTGCGCCGCATGTGTGGCGAAACTGACCGGCTGATTGATCAGCCCACCCCCTTGCATCTCCCCGAAAGGACCACAGCATGAACGACCAATCCCCCATGGAAACAGGCACTGCGCTCGCCCTGCCCTCACAGACTGACCTGATCGGCCTGTTCAAAGGCGAGAACGCGCTGGACCCGATCATTGCGAAGCTGGAAGCGGCTGCTCGAGCAGAGGCGCTGACCCACGACCCGAGCACAGCCAAGGGCCGCAAGGCTCTGCGCTCTCTGGCCAATACGGTCAGTAGCAAGAAGGCTGAGCTTGACCGCCAGGGCAAGGCGCTGACTGAAGAACAGCGCAACGAGATTGCCGTGGTGAATGCCGGTCGAAAGCTGGCCGAGGACCGGCTTGCCGCGCTGCGTGATGAGATAAAGAAACCAGCTGAGGACTGGGAGGCTGCAGAGGAAGCACGTGTTGCGCACCATAATCAGGCGTTGGATCTCTTAAACCTGGACCGCGCCGACGCAGTTTCGACCTCCGAGCAGGTTCGCCACGTCTTGCACGACATTGAAAATATGTCCGTCGGCGGCGAATGGGAAGAATTTCAGCCCATCGCCGCGGCAAAGCACGAACAGGCGCTGAATCACTACCGCAGTTTGCTCGCCGCAGCCGAGCAGCGCGAGGCCGACGCTGCCGAGCTGGCCCGACTGCTGGCCGAAGCAGAAGAACGCGCCCGCAAAGATGCCGAGGAAGCGGCACGCCGTGAGGCGGAACGCCTTACTGCAGAAAAAGCCGAGGCCGACCGGATTGAGGCCGAACAGGCCGAGGCCCG